CTGTAATAATCATATTTACTGCAAAGTTCATCTGTCTTTTTATCTGGGTTATTTCCCCAAATAAAAATCCTGTCGCACAATCCATCTAATCTTTTAAGGACTTGTGGTAAATACCTATCTGCCTCGCCCTTGCCTACCACCAGAAAACCTGCTATTTTCATATCGTTCTTTAAGAACCTTATCCCTTGTGGCGCTTGAATCTTTTATTTGTCTTTCAATCTTTTCCCTTGCTCTTTCCCTTGCAACCTCATCTTTTTTCCTATTGGCGCTATCCAGTGTCGTTTTTCTTTCTCCATAGGCAATATTTTTCCCATATAAATGCCCGTCTGGGGAATAATAGCTTTTGGGTAACTTTCCCTTGTGGTGCCGTTCTATTATCTCCGACACTTCCTTAAGTTTCTGTTTTCTGCTTAGAAACCTCATTTTTCATTTCGGCTAAAATTTCAGCCTTTATTTGTTCTTTTATTTGTCCCGTGTCAACCCCAGAGCCGACCTGTTCTGGGCCGTAATTTTTGAATTTTCTTTTGTCTGGTGGTAATTGTGGATTTTGCACTTTCTCTTTAAGGTGCTTTGCTATTGCCTCATTTATATTAAAACCAGTTCTCTTTAAATCCTCGGAGCTTCCCAAAAACTCTGGGTGCGCTCTGTGTTGTTCGAGGGCAATATCTTCTGATAAAACAACAACCTTCCCGTGATTATTCCTATAATAATAAACTGGCTTATGGGCTTTAATTTGTATGTCTCCTTCTTGATGTTGTAATTCCATATTTTTATTGGGGGTTTCGCCTTTCTGGGGTCGGGCACCCCCAAGCCCTATGAGATTACTCAATCATTAAGATACAACGCCAGATTGTCGTGAATTAATCACAACAGCCGCATCGTCTCTTAACTCAGCCACACCGTAAATAATGTCGGTTGTCCAAAGAGTTCCAAGCGCCTCAGGCCAATAATGTGCCTGCGATCTTACGCTGCCCCCTGGTGTTTGAACTCCGAAACAGAATGCTCTGGGGTGAGCCAAAAGATTGTAGAAAGCCGAGCTGGCTCCGTCTGCCTGAACCTGAGTGGTTTCGCAAACTGGAATGCCATAAAGCCTTCCCCTGTATCCTTTTCTCAACTTTTCTCCCCCAAAGTTTCCAGTACCAACTAAACCTTCTTTGCCACCAAAGCTGGAAGCATCATAGTACTTGGAAATTCCGTATAGGTCGTGCCAAACAACGGTTGGGTGAAAGAAGAACATAAGTTCTTCCATCGGAACATCTCCATCAACAATACTTTCAACTGCCTGTCTTACAACGGAATCAGTAACGTCAGTTGCTGTGTCGTTAACTGATTGTGAAAGACCCGCATAGAGTGCCATTAAAGAAGTATCAAGTGCTTGCGCAATTTTATACTTTGCTTCATCGGCATAGGCCTGTGGCATCTTAGCTGAGCGAAGCATTTGCTGCAATTCTTTATCTTCAATCAAGAAGGATATTTCCTTCCATGTATCTATTGAAAGATTGATTTGCGCTGTTGCTGGGCCTGCCAGTGTTACCTGTGTGGAATTTGACTTAGTTGCCGCTGAAAACTGATTTGTAAATATGTCAGTAATGTGGATTGTGTCTCCGCCACCGCTCAACATATCACTTAAATCTGTGAAAAAGTCAGCTGCTCCTAAGTGCGCCTTCCAAGCCTTTTCTACCTCGGGACTCCATACCTCGTTTAAGATATACTGCAAGTCCGTGGATGTAAATGTGTTTGTAAGCGTCATTTAACCAAATAAATTTTATCTGGCTTCTTTTTTTCTAACTGCTCTTAAGGTCTTGTCCAAAATCTCTTGGTACCTCTCTGACTTTTCCTTTGCGGGTAGGTCAGCGAAGTTTTCATCCTTTACGATTGAGGAACGTGATGAGGGTTCGGGAGTAGCCTCTTCTTTGCGACTCTTTTCCTTAAAACTCTTTAAATAAGAGTTTATTACATCAGCCTTTTTGGCCTCTTCCAAAGAAATACCCTTCCCTCGAGCATAAGCAGAAATTTCAGGTATTGCCTCTGGCGGAACGTCTTTATTCCTAATAAGAAAATCAATTTGGTCAACTTTTTCCTCGGTAGAAGTTTTGGGTTCTTCCGTGGGTTTTTCCTCCTTGCTTTCTTTTTTTTCGACTTCCTCCATTTTGGCTTGTAATGCCTCGTACTTCTTACGATAATGCTCCTTTTGAGCAAGAGCAGACTTAAAGTTTTTATCTTCTTCGCCTGTCTTTTCGGTTTTTTCTGGAGTTTGCTCTCCCTCAGGTTTTTTGGAAGTTACCTGTTCTTCCTCTGGTGAGTCATTAACCAACTCATCAGTTTCGGTTTCGAGAGTTTCCTTCTCTTCCATATTTGGTTTGATTTTTTAACGAGGTTTTCTCCTCTTTAATTTTTACGACTATTTATATTCGTCAAATTTTAATGGTGTTTTATTGTCTAATAAATCTATTTCTTTTAACCACTTTTCTATTGCTTTTACCGCCTCTATTTTTGCATCTCTCTGTTCTTTGTCTAACGCATTAGAAAAAATACTATCTTTCAAAAGATTTACTTTCTCTACAAAAATCTCTTTAAGAATTCTTTTGTTCCCCGAAATAAATTCCTTTTGTTGTTCTGTCATATTAAACTTTTTCCTCTATTGGCATTGGTGCCGCTCCCTCTGCTGGGGGCGGAACAGACACAGAACCGCCCTGTGGCGGAACCGCTGGAGTTCCTTGTGGCGACATCATTGTCATTTGCTCCTCTAATGGTTGTTCGTAATCCTCAAGTTCAAAATCTGTTGGGTCAATACCCGCCAAATCCAACATCTTAAAGAATACTTTCTTGGTTTGCGGATCCTTGACAATCGCTGGGTTTGAAACCAATAACTGCATTGCTGTTTGTAATGTTTGCAGTTTTGCTTCAACATCAACTCTCTCGCCAGTAACAATAACATCAACCTTATATTTCAGTTTCTCGTATTCGCCTGCCTCAATCTCAACAAACTTATCTTCGTCCTCTTTCACGAGGGACTTTGCGGCTAATTCAATAATGCCCATATCGTCCATTGTTGGAATGTCCTTGTTGTCTTTAACCCAATCAAGAACCCTTTTATTCACCTCTGCATTTAATCTCAGCGTTTCAAATTTTTTAATATTCTCCTTGCTCTCTCCCAATAAATTCAAAACATGTTTTCTATTCGCGTTCTTTGCAAACTGGGGAATAATAATGTTCCAGATAATTCTCTTAACAAACATTCCGAGTTCCTCTCTCTTTAGGTCAAAGAACTCTCCCGCAAGTTTTGATTGCAGAACACCAAGGCCAAGCGGGGTGCCTGCTGGCATTCTTTCTCCCGTAACTGGGGCATGAGTAAATCCAATGTTGTTTGCCTGGTCTTCCCATCTGTTCATTTCTGTTGAAATCTCGGTAATGTTTCTGCCCTCATTCATAATGGGAGTTATCTCTGAATTGACTTGTAATATGTCTCCGTTTGAAGCATCTGCTAAAAGGTTTCGATTAACCAACTCATCCCTTGTTTGAAATATTTGCAATGATGTCCACCAGGCTCTTTTTGCCTGAAGGTTCACAAGTTCGTTAATTCTTACCTGTGGGCCAAATAAATCCTCAACCATTCCAATACCAAGCCACCTACCTGGGGTTTTAGCCCAATGAACTTCTTCATAAGGAATTTTATCTATCTCTGTTTTGTATAAAATCAATCCAGCACTATTGTCTATTTTCTTTGACTTTCCTGGGCCAGTAACAATAAATAATGCTTTTACATATTTGTTGCTATCCCCGTCTTCATTTACCCAGCTTTCTGGAACCTCTCCATATCTTTCATAGACCTCAATAAATGGCGTTGATTCTGACGCGTTATAACTTCCAGATACTTTTGTCTCCTGGGTTCTAAAATTTTCAATAGCCTCATTAATATTGTCCCACTCGGTCTTTTGGGATAGTTCCTCTGGTGTATAATAATGCTTTTCTATAATATATCTTGCCGTATCAAGATAATCTGCCTGTTGATCGACATAAAAGTTTCGCAAGTCAATAACCATCTTCTCTGCACTTCCCTCTTTTAATTTTGCAACAACACTGCCAAAAACAGGAAGCATTTCTGCGCCCTTATTAAGAAACCTGCCAAATCCCTGTTCTTTCATCCACTGCTTTAGCTCGGTCTCAAAATACCAGCAAGGATAATAAGAATCATTGTTCTCGGCAATAATATTTATATCCTTTGTGTCTATATCAATCGCCTTTGTGGCAACCTGACACCTAAATTTTGAAAGGTTATAAAAGTGTTTTTGAAACCCTTCGTTATCAGTATCGCCAGTTTCAAACTTAGAATCCCTATAAAGATAAATTCTATTAACGGTTTCATACTGATTAAACGAATAACCAGGCACGATGTTAATGTGTGTTTTTTCAGATTCTTCAATTTCTGCCGCAACTTGACCAAAAATGTCTTTTTTCATACTATTTCTTTTTTCTTTTCTTGCCCGTGGGTTTCCATCCGTGTTTTATTGCTAAAACATAATTCTCAAAATTATCTCTTGCTTTCTCGGACTTAAATTTCCTGATTGACCCATCGGACATTCTTAATTTTGTTTTACCTATTCGCATATTATTTATATGAATGAAGCGCTTTTTTGTTTTGCCTTTGTATTTTTATAATTTCCTCTTGTGCTGGAGTTAGGTTTTTTTCTTTTCCGCTTAAACCCCACACCGCAAGAGCCAAAGCCATAACACAATCATCATAAAGCCCTATTGGCGCCTGATATTGAATTACGCCAGACGGGGTTAGATTGTATGTATAGCTTTCAAGTTCATCTATTAAAACCTCGATAGCGGGGTAGGTAATTTTCTTTTGGTCTATAAATATGCTTAATTTTTCCACGAGCTGCCGTTTTGTCCTGTTTGATTTTATTCTGTAAGCATCAACAATATATCCGTCTGATTCTAACTCGTCTGTTACTGGGTCTCCCTTGCCAGAGGAATCAATTACTATTCTTGCCCTGTTGTACCTGTCGGCAGCGGCTTTTATCCTTGCCCTCTGAAACTTCCAATCTATATTTTTAAATCTCTCAAAATAGACAACTTTTCTTTTTAACTTGTCCACCCCGACAATTACTGTAAAGTCGTGAAACTTACCAAGGTCAACTCCTAATATATATTGCTTGCCAGAAATAGAATCCTCTACATCACCCCCAATACAATCCCTTATGTTCCTGAAAATTCCAGCAGTGTCTGGCTCAAAAGAAGCCGTGTACTCCTGCCTAAATATCCTTTCTGGAAGATTATTTTTTGTTCTCTCCCATTCGTCTCTTGGAAACGTTGGATTAGCAATGCTCGGAAACTGAAATGATGCACCATCCTCGCTTTGCTTTGCTTTTAACCACTCTTGAAAAAACCAGTTCTGACCAAATGGGGTTGAAATCATTACACTCTTTCCCCTTCTTGTTGTGGTGCAGGGATCGATATACATCTCCCAAATATTCTTTTTTATTCTTGAAACCTCATCTATAACAACGAGGTCAAGTTCTTCCCCCAAAAGTCCGTCTGGGTTTTCACTTGATTTACACTTTACCCATCCAGTATTATCTGGCCGTATTATCTGTGGGGTGGGTCTTGTTGAAATTCCATCTGCTAAATTGGGAAATGCGGTTCTTACCCATAACGTTAAATAATCAAATATCTTCTGGGTCAGGTCATAGGTCGGGGCAACTATCCATATTCTCTTTTCTGGAATAAGTAAATACCTCAAAACAAGGTATGCACACAACTTTGACTTCCCAAAACGCCTGCCAGCAGCTATCCTTATATCTCTCTTACCCGTTAGAATTGAATCTAATATTTCCTGCTGCGCCTTATGCGGGTGAAAATCTATCTTTTTTTGAAGTTCCTTGTCAGATAATACTTCCATTTGACTTTAATTTTTAAATTGGTATAATATCCATACAACCAAAAAGACCCTAAATCCTTCCATTGAGCCGTTTGGATTTTCCTTTTTGGTTGTTTTTTTAATCC